ATCGCCGGGAACCTCGTGGCGCTGCTATGAGTACCGACGTCATTTACGCGACGGACGTGTACTCCGGCGATGTGTTCGGATACAACGCCACCTACCTAACGGCCCGCTCAACTCTGTCAGGCACTGATGCCAATGCCACAACGCCTAACGTCGGACAGACCACTGGCTATCAATGCTACGAGGCTCCGCTGACGATCAACACGTCGGTGGTCGGCTCCGATGCCATCTCGTCGGCGATCCTGTCCGTCTACATTGATGCGGTTGTCACGACCGGCAGCGACTTCACGATACAGGTGCGAGCAATCTCGGCCTATGCCTCGCTGGCGGCATGTTGGGTGCCGGGCGCCAGCTTAGGCGGTAAAACGCTGCTGGCGCACAGTTCTACAGTCGGACTCGCAGCAGGCTATCACAACACGACCGACGACGCGATGGCCGCCAACATCAACGGGTCGGGCAACACATACATGCTGCTGAACAGCGACAGACACCTCTCGGGTGCCGTGCCCACCGGCTTCGAGTTCGTCCGCATACGCGGTGCGCACTACACCGGGACGACCTACGACCCCTACCTCACCATCGTCCACGCGGCGGCGGGCACACCCCACTACGCAACTGCTGCCGATTCACTCAGTTCGCTCTCGGACGGTCTCGTTCGCTCGGCCATCGCGTTCATTCGTACCGATTCAGACTCCGTTTCCTCTCTGTCAGAGACGACCACGGGGAGCAGAGGTGTCGTCCGAACCATTGCCGAAAGTATCGCCTCTATTTCAGAAGCGGTGGTTCGCCCCGCCACTCTGTTCACCAGGGCCGTGGCAGATTCGGTCGCGTCCTTATCAGAGGCAGCGGTCCGATCTGCAATCTCCTTTGTTCGGGGTACGGCCGATAGCATCGGCACTCTCTCCGACTCCGCGTCCCGGTCGATAATCTCCTTCGCTCGATCTACCGCTGATAGTGTCGGATCGCTCGCAGAATCGGTAGCGCGCCCTGCGACGTTGTTTACTCGTGCCGTCGCAGACAGCATCTCGACGCTGACCGAGTCACCTACCCGAGCCGCTATAGCCTTCGCTCGAACCGTAGGCGACAGCGTGTCCTCACTCAGCGACACGGTGGCACGAAGCGCCATCTCGTTTGCTCGAACCGTAAGCGACACATTGGGCTCCCTGTCTGAGTCCGTAAGCCGAGCCGCAGGTGCGTGGTCTCGCTCTATCTCGGACTCAGTCGGTACACTGAGCGAGGCCGTTACCCGCTACTCCGCATGGGCTCGCACGGCTGCCGACTCGCTTCCCACACTTGCCGAGGCTGTCGTCAGGGCATCACTGTCGCTGTCACGCACGGTATCGGACAGCGTATCGTCCATCTCAGAGTCCGTCGCTCGCGCCGCGCTTACTCTGGCACGAACAGTGGCCGACAGCATTAGCACTCTTGCCGAGGCCGTCGTTCGTCCTGCGACCCTGTTCACGCGAGCGGTCGGGGATTCCGTAAGCACGATGACGGAATCCATCACGCGATCAGCGATTGCCTTTGCCCGCACCACGAGCGACTCAGTATCGAGCCTGACCGAGACCGTGGTTCGTTCGGCTCTCGCACTAGTCCGCACGGCATCAGATAGCGTTGGCTCTCTATCCGAGAGTGTCGCCCGCTCGTTCCTCACTCTGACTCGAACGGTAGCGGATGACATCTCGTCGGGTTGGTCTGAAGTAATCAGCCGTGCGGGCGTGTTCTCCCGCACGCTAGGCGACTCTCTGGCGTCTATTTCTGAGTCCGTGTCTCAAGTTCGGGCTCTGGCGCGGACCGTCACCGATAGTCTGGGCAGCCTATCAGAATCGGTGTCTCGTAGCGCCATGGCCTTTGCCCGCACCGCTGCTGACTTCGCCACGCCGATAACAGAAGTGGTGATCCACGGCGCAGAGTATTTGGTCCGCACCGCCGCCGATGCCATCGGGTCGCTCACAGAGTCAGTGGCGCGGCCTGCCACCCTGTTTACGCGGGCAATTGGCGATAGCGTCTCGTCTGTGGCAGAGTCAGTTTCTCGGTCGGCACTGGCCCTCGCCCGGACGATGAGCGATTCCCTCTCGTCACTGTCGGAATCGGTTAGTCGATCCGCGCTTACCTTTGCTCGAACAGCCTCTGATGGCATCGGCGCTATCGCAGAGGCCGTCGTCGGGGTCGTCGTTCCCTTCGCCCATAATTTCTACCGCGCGGCGGCCGACACCATCGACTCCCTATCCGAGTCTGTCAGTCGCGCCTCGGGTGCATGGACTCGGGCATTGACCGACTCTGTGTCCAGCCTGAGCGAAACGGCAACGCAATTCAGGGGACAGTTCCGAACGGTAGTCGATAGCGTGTCCACCGTTACCGAGTCGGTAGTCCGGTCGGCGCTGGCATTAGCACGAACGGCATCCGATAGCGTGGGGTCACTGACCGATGCTGTTGTACGTTCAGCCCTGACGCTGACCCGGACTGTCTCAGACTCGATCTCCTCAATAAGCGATGCGGTCGTCCGGTCCACCATCGCCTTTGGCCGCACGGTGGCAGATAGCATCTCCAGTCTGTCGGAGGCTGTAAGTAGGAGCGCACTGACGTTGACCCGCACTGCCGCCGATAGCATCTTGTCTCTCTCGGAGACGGTCGCACGGTCAGCGCTGGCGTTGGCGCGCACGGTGGCCGATTCGATCTCGTCACTCTCGGAGACCGTCGTGCGCTCGGCCATCACCTTTGCCCGGACACTAGCGGAGAGCATCTCAAGCCTGTCGGAGACTGCGGTCAAGTCGATAGGACGGCTACGAACGGCGGCAGACAGCATCTCGACACTGACCGAATCAGTTGCGCGGTCAACTATCTCCTTCGTCCGCACGACGGCGGATTCCGTGGTCGCCATATCCGAGTCGGTGGCGCGGTCGGCCATCACGTTCGCTCGTGCTGCCGCAGACTCAATCTCGTCCGTCACCGAATCGGCGACCCGATCTGCGCTGACGTTGGTCCGCACGGCCGCCGACTCCATCGGGTCCATTGTCGAATCCGTTATCGGCGTGGTCGTTCACATCAGCGTCCACTACTTCCGCACGGCTGCCGATTCTGTGGCCAGCCTGAGCGAGACGGTGTCGAGGATAACGGGGGCAGTCCGCACGGCCACAGACTCACTGCCGTCGCTCTCTGAGTCCGTGTCGCGCTCGGCGATAGCCTTCCAAAGAGCCATCTCCGATACCATCGGTGCAATTGCCGAAGTGGTGGTCGGGTTTGTTCATCTCTTTAAGAAGCCTCTCCGAGTTAAAGCGGCCGACGCTCCGGCGTACAGCGTCTCGGTGGTAACATCACCATTAGCAGCAGTGTCTACGTCCGATTACGCCTTGACCACAGACGCATCAGATAGTTTGGGCTAGCGTGATGACCAACAGATACACCATCGGCGCTCAGGTAATCGTAAAGAGCGCATTCACCGATCCGTCATCTGGTGCGGCGCTCGACCCCACGGATGCTCGGGTGGACGTGGTGAGCCCCAGTGGTATCTCAATGACCTACACCTACGGCCTGGGCCAGGTGTCCAAGGTTTCCACTGGCGTCTACACCTACACGGTGGACACGACAGCGAAGGCCGGACGATGGAGCTATCGCTGGTGGTCCCCCACGCCTATAGGTGCAGCCAACGCCTCCGACTTCATAGTCGATCCCTTCCCGCCAGGAACAATCTGAGGCTGTATGACGACACCTTCCGAATCAAAGGAGGTCTAATGTCCACCGAGGGCCTCTCGCCATATATCTCGCCTGCGATGCTCCTGTCCAGCAACTTCGGGATTTCATGGAGTACCTTCCCCAAGCCCGGCGCGAGCATCGCCGAGCAGGTGGCCGCCCAACTCGACATCTGTTCCACCCTCACCGCCGAGATGGATACGTTGGCAAACATGCATTTGCGGGCCACGCAAGATGTCGAGCAGGAGTTCGGGCCGGACCTCATCATCACCATCCGCAGAAACGGCTGGGCCAGATTCAGGCTTTCCGCATGGCCAATCTTGCAGCTTGTGGGTGGCCAGGTCAGCCCATCTTCAGCCAATCCACCCGCGTGGAGTACCATTCCGGCCACGGCCATGATCACCGAGCACTCGATGCTGCCCTTGACTGGCTCCTCCGTTCCTTCGGCATCCGGCCCAGGACCTACCGCCGCCCTTATAGCACCCGGCTACGTGGACTGGGCCAACGGTCGCGACGGCTATCTGGTCCAAGTAACGTCCATCAACGGCTTCCCGGTCTGCGGAATCGACCAATCCGCGTCGGTCGGCGTCATCTACGATCCACCTTTCCGCGAGTCCGTCACCGTGATCGGAGCGACTCCCGACACGGCAGGCGCGATCTCAGGCTCTGGCACTCTTTCACTTACGACGCCCCTTCAATTTGCGCACGCACCACTGGTGGGGTCAACGTCGCAGGCCGATCAGCGCATCCTTCTGTCCGCGATGCCTCCGGCGCTAATCCAGGCTGGGTACTACTTCGCGACCTTCTACGGATTGATGCGCGGCGCCACGGCCGCCGTGATGCAGTCCGGTCGCGGGGGTGCAGCGCCAAGCTCCGCCAAGGCTGCTGCAGATTGGTACGAATTGGGGAAGGCGACAGTGAGTCGCTTTGCGAGAGTGTTCTAGCCATGACTGTGAACGCGGTCGAGTCCTATGTGGTGTCTCTGTTGGACGGCATCCAGAGCCCGAACATGCCCGCGCCTACGCAGGCATGGGTCATGCCGCCTCCCGTCCTTCAACTGACACCCAACCCGCAGGTGTTCGTCTGGGGCGGAACATGGAACGAGGAGCGGCACACGATTCCGCGAGGGAAGGGAGAGAAGCGTGCGACCTACGCCCTGTCCATCTGGATACAGTCGGCCACTACCAACGATCCCTCGGACGAATACGGGCCTGCGGCATTCCCGATCCTCATTGAGACGCTGCTCGACATCCTCCGTACCGTCACCATTCCGATTTGGATAACCGATCCCGTGACTGGTGCGGAGACCACCATCCAGACCATCGGCGAGAAGATGCAGGTAACACATCCGACGCCCATTGCCGATGCCGATCAACGCTTCCTCTGGCATACCGCCACCGTCAAGGCGACCGTCACTGAAGAATTCACCGGGTGAGGGGATATCATCAGATGCGCGAATGGCGTGCCCAAAGAGAGCCTGCGGCGTGAGGTTCGTTACCGATCCTAAACAGGCGCGCGAGGTCGTGATGAAGGACAAGACCCGATATCCCGTCGGAGTCAACGGCCACGTGGTCATTACCGATGCCAGGCACATCGCCGAAATGGAACGCGGTAATAAGGATTACTTCTCCAGCGCGCCTGGTTTCTTCGGCGATAACCACCGTGACTGCCCCTGTGGGCACGTCTGCTGGCGCTGGCAGCGCGAGTGTCCTAGATGCGGCCAAACGCTCCAAGCGCAGTAAACGACGCGTCTCCGCGCCCCACAGGCGCTCCCAATATCGTGGTGCCATTCGTCCTGAGGTATCTGCGAGCAGAGACGGTGGCGGCGGTTCCTGATGCGCGGTTCGTGGATGTCAGTTCAGACAACTACGCCTACTGGCGTCTGCTGTCCGACCTGTGCGAGGAGTGCGAGACCTTCCTGATCGTGGAGCACGACATGGCGCCGACCCGTGCCCAGATCGATGCTATCTGTGCGTGCCCTGAGCCTTGGTGCTCTGCTGAGTATCAAATGGACGACATCGTCGCTGCCGCGTTTGGCTTCGTGAAGTTCGACGCCCAGATACTTGGGGTCCTCGGGGTGGTCCTGAGTAGTATCCTGAGTCAGCACCGTGTCTGGTCCGGCCTAGACAGCATGGTGATCGCGGAGCTTCATCGACGCGGGGACAAGGAACACGTCCACCAGCCGCCTGTGCGGCACCTACACGAACCGGCACCGCCGCCGGAGCAACGGAGGCGCATCTTGACTAAGCTGCATTACGTTGGCAAAGGACGGTACATCAATGGCGTACCGGCCTCCGACTTTCAGACCGACGACCCCCAGGTTGTCGCTACCTGCCTAGAGTCCAATCTCTACGAAGACGTCTCCCCGATCAGAAAGGTACGCAAGCCCGACGACGCCGTGCTTCATAGCGGCGAAAGGGTCCACACACCAGAGATCGTGAAGTTCGTGCCATTCGTTTCGGAACCCGGAACGGCTATACTCAGCAAAGAATCGCCGCAGCCCAATAGCGAGCCCGGCCCAATTGGGAAATCCGAGAGCCCGCTATAGTCTCGGAAGCCACTCTCACGTAAAGGAGCTTTTTGGGCCAAGGTCTCGTCCCACTGACCTATCTACAGACCCTTACAGAGTCGGCCCGGGTGTCGGCATCGAACCTGACGCCCGGATACACGACGCTAGCCGCCGCAGTCACCTCGGCTGCAGCCGTGAGCATCGCGGCCACCTCGGCAGCCGGGTTCCCCGGCTCCGGCAACTATTACGTCATGATCGACTCAGAGCAGTTGCAGATCACCGCCGGACAGGGAACCACGACGTGGACCGTCACCCGTGGCACTAACGGCACGTCGGCGGCTACGCACCTGAATGCCGCTCCGATCTTTCAGTGCGCGACATCGCTCATCCCCATCGAGCCGGTCTTCTTCGAGCCGATGTTCACCCGGTACAACCCGGCGCTGATGCGGAATAGCTTCGAGAAGTTCTACGAGACACAGATCGTGGACATGCACGCCGAACTCAAGGGCGTAAAAGCCCCGGCGACGTTCGAGACGCTGACGAACTTCCTCTCCTACTTCGTTAAGGGCAGCGTGGTCGCCACGACCACCGACTCCCATGCCTACTCCTGGAACTTCTCTCCGACGATCTCATCGGACGACCTCGCCGGGCTGGGCGCCGAGATGGGCAACGACACGGCCACCTACCACATGCCAGCCATGTACGGCGACCAGTTGGTTATGGAGTTCAACCGGGCTGGCACTTCGGTCCAGATGACCGCCGACTTCCTCGGCCAGCAGGCCATCTCCATGACCGCCAAGACACCTGGCCTGACGCGGACCGGGCTCAACATGATCAACCCGGCCAACACCGCGACGTACCTCGACTCGACGGTCATCGGGACGACCCTCGTCAACGACATCGCCAGCGCCAAGGTCACGATCAAGAACGCCTTCCAGCAGTTGTTCTTCCTCAATGGCGTCCTCTATCCGACCGGCGCCGTTCGCCCTACGCGCAACCTCGACATGGAAATGGTCCAGTGGTTCGACAGCGCCACAGAGCTAGCCAACGCCATGAACGCCAATAACGCCGGGACCGAACGCAAGATTCGCTTTACGTCTACCGGCCCAACAATCGCATCGTCTACCTTGGCTAACTCTCTGAGCATCGACTCCTACTGTTACTGGGACAAGGTGCCGTTCAAGGTGGACAAGGAAGTCTGGAACATCACCTACACGGGTCGGTCGGTCTATGACACCTCCGCCGGGAACAGTTGGAGCATGGCTTTGACAAACTCGCTAAATTCGATCCCCTGAAGGATGGACGCCTTCGAGAGCGCTTGGGCTGAATTCGAGCAATCAGCCGGACCAGCCCTTGCGGACGAGCTGTCCAACCAGGCACCTGTCGGCGATCCCGACAACGACCCGGCTCCCGGCACTCTCGCTGGGAGCATGGTGTGGGAGGACCAGGAAGGCACTCTGACCGTTGGCTCCCGCGATCCTCGCGGCCCCATCGCGGCCTATGTGACTCGCGGAACCTCGGCGCATCCTATCGATCCGGTCTACGCGACCTACCTCCACTTCTTTGTGGGCGGAGATGAGGTCTTCGCCAAGCACGTCGAGCATCCTGGCACTATCGCAAATCCATTTCACGTCGCCGCCTGGGAGGCCCAGCGCGACGCCATACACCAAGAGTTCCGAGATACGGTAGGGGGTGGGGTGGCACTGAGCTTCCTCAACCCCTGGCAAAATCGAACTCTCGGAGAGGAGTAATGGCATTGGCAGGCTATCTGTCCAGACACAACGAAATCAAGCGCGTGGACCTCGGTGGCGATTTCTGGGTTGAGGTCAAAACCCATCTTTCGCACGGTGAGACCAAGGCCGCCAAGCGCGCGTTGATGAAGGCCCACCTGACCATGGTCGATGACAAGTCCGAGACCACCGCTGAGATCGACATGGTCGAGTACCAGCAGGCTAAGGCGTTCGCGGCCATCGTCGCCTGGAATCTCACCGACGATAACGGCAACCAACTTCCCCTGGCTCCCGATTACGCCAAGCTCGCCAGCATCGACCAGATGGATGACGACGATTTCGACCTTGTCATGGTCGCCATCGAGGGTGTCGCTAAGAAGGAAGCCAAGAAGGGCGGCGAAACGGAGAGGAAGTTTCCGCGCTAGCGTCTGGCGGGCACTCCAAGGTCGAGGTCCAGCGCCATCCGACCTTGCGGATTTCTACACGTCAAGGGCCTTCTGGGAGGGACACGGGATCAGGTCGGAACCCGACCTAGACGAATGGGATGAGGACCGAGTGTTGCGGTGGCTGATCGTCATGGACGTGGTCGCCAAGCACGAACGATCACAGGCAGAGGCTGAGAGAGCAAAGGCACAGCGAGAACCCAGAGGTTAGTTAGCGGAAGAAGGGACGTAGGTCTTAGTAGAAGACGAATATGTCGTTCTGCTAGCACTCAAGGCTCGCGACGAAGCGTCCGCAGCCCTGAGTTCTGTAGATGGGGTCCTACAGAAGATTCAGGGCTCGCTGTCTAGTGCTCAAAATGCACTCAGCGGCTTCTCCTCCACCATCTCCGAGATCGGCGTAGTCGGGCTGGCTGTCTTTGGCGTTATCGCGGGCCTCTTTGCCATGAGCGAAAAGGCAGCGGTGGCGTTGCAGAGCGCCCTGACCAACGTAGGAAATACGGCCAATCTAACCAGTGCTCAGACCGACGCACTGGGCAAGACACTTGTTCGTCTCGCCATCGGTACGACCTCAACCGCTACCAACATGGCCAACGCGCTCTCGCCCATAGTGGGTGAGTTGCAACTCCTAACTGGACACGCCGTTGACGCAGCGGATGCCACGTCGCTTCTGACAGCGGCACAGAACCTCTACGTCGTCAAGAGCATCCCGCTGACCACGGCGACCAAAGAAATCGTGGACCTGCTTCGTACCTACAAGCTGGGCGTCTCAGACGCTGCCACCGTGTCCGATGCTCTGATCCAGGGCTCCGACCTGCTTGGCATAGGTGTGGATCAGGTGGCATCCTCCTTTACGCGGCTACAACCGAAAATAGCCGGGTCCGGGTTGGACATGCAACAATTCCTCGGGATCGTCGTAGAAATGGGGCCCGCGGTAGGGACCGGCTCGCGCGCACTAATGCAGGTTGGCACCCTTATCCACGCACTGATCGTGCCGTCTAAGGCTGCTGCCGCTGCGCTGAAGGACATCGGCGTCTCTTTGTATGACGCAAAGGGCAACTATATCGGCGCCGAGGCCGCCATCCAGAAGATCAGTGTGGCATACAACAAGCTTGGTACGCAGGCACAAAAGACCGCCCTCCTCCAGTCACTCTTTGGAGCACAAGCGGGGATAGCTGCCACGCTAATCGCGGGTGGCGCAGCGGGGATCAACAAGGCCACGGCGGAAATGGAGGCCAACGGCACGGCCGCGGAGAAGGCAGCACTGAAGATGCAGGACGCGCAGGAGCAGATGGCGCTGTTGCCCAAGACATTGAGCGACATCAGCACCGCCATTGGGATGGTGTTGCTCCCCGGGCTCAACCGACTCCTCTCGGCCATCCTGCCGGTAATATTGGGCATTGGCGATTGGGTCACAGCGAACCCTGAACTCGCCACTACGATCCTCGCGGTCGTGGCGGCTGGCGGATTGCTAGTGGGGACACTTGCTTTCGTCGGACCGGCCGTGGCGGCCCTCGGGACAGCGGTCGCGATCATCCTGAGCCCCGTGGTCCTGATCGGGGCTGCCGTCGGGGTATTGATCCGCTACCTGATGCAGATACCGACCGTCGCGGCTCCAGTCAAGGCTATCTTCCAGGACCTTTACTCGACTGTGTTTAACACCGTTAGTTTGGTTAAGGGGGCGCTGTCCGAGCTTTTTCAGGGGCCGAGCGATACCGAGGACGCCGGAAGCTACTCCTGGTTCTTCACCAGCCTGAGAAACCAGGCAACCATGACGATGGCCTCGCTGAGCAAGAGCTTCGCCCTGCTTGGCGCCGCGCTGATGAACCTACTCCCGCCGCGCGTCCAAGATGCGCTAATTCGAGTGCAGTACTGGCTGATGCAATGGGACCTGTCGCTGCGCCGACTTTACACATCCATCATGCCTCTCGTCACGATAATGACCGTGGGTCTAAAGGGCGCACTCGATTCTGTCAGCAGTTCTTTCGGCAACACCGGCAACGCGAACTCCTTCATAACGGTCATAAACTGGGTGGGCGATTCCGTCAACCACCTCATAGATTGGCTCGCCGAACTGCTTACGTTCTTGGGAGGAACCAGCGAAAGGTCTGAGAACGCACGCAGGGCGCTGCTTGCCGTGGCGGGCGTTCTGTCGGCCCTATGGGTTGCCAATAAGGGCATCCAGTTCTTCCAGCTCTTGTCTACGGCCGTGAAGGGCGTCATCACCACCGCGCAGGACTTCATGACCCCCATTGCCAAGCTTGCCGACGCCCTCCGGGCCATCCCCGGTATCCCGGGAGCCATCAGTGACGGCTTCGATACACTGCGCCTAAAGGCCATGTATGCGCAGGACGCCATTGGCAACTTCATCAGCAAGCTCACGTCCATCCCCTCCAACGTCTTCAACGATCTGAAACAGGCGATACAGGATGTCGGCGATAAACTGAAGTCCATCCCCTCGGGGATGCTGGATACGCTCAAAGACAAGCTGGATACGCTCAAGATCAAGGCGTGGGATGCGCGAGACGCTATCGGCACGATTGGCGACAAGATCAAAGCCATCGTGTCAACAAACCTCGACACGATCAAGGGCAAACTAGCCGACATAAAACAGGGCCTGAAGGACATCAGCGCCAAGGTGCAGGTCGCGATCTCGACGTCCATGCCGTCTATTAACGTGACTCAGATTGGCAGTACGATTGCCTCGGCCATCGCGGGCGCCATCGCGGGCGCCCTATCCGCCGCACTTATGGCATCGGGCCTGGGGGCTACAATAGCCGAGGCATTGGGGAGCGCTCTGGCGGGCGTAGGGGCGCTCTTGGCGTCCCCGATAGTGTTGCTCGTCGCGGCCATCATCGCGTATCTCACAGCCGCGTTCCTGGACCCCAAGGACTTCGGCAAGCTCGTCGGTGGGTTGGTCGGCCTCCTGCTCAACGCGTTCGTGATAGTGCCACTATTCCTCGTGTCCGGGCTAGTAGAGCTTGGCTACCAGATTGCCACCAACCTATTCCAGTCGATACAGGATGCTATAGGCAAAATCCCCACCACGGCTAGCGCGATAGGGGCCGCCATCGGCAATCTGCTTAACGACGCGGCTGGACAGATAGGCGATGATGCATCGGCTCTGCTCGGGGGGATAGGCAACTGGATAGGCAGCGTCGTCGGTGGGTTGAGTACCGCGTTTGCGCCTCTCTGGACCGGCTTCAAAACGCAGTTCTCCAAGGGCATCAGCCAATTGGCCAACACTATCCAATCACTCCTCAAGGGAGACTGGGGGGGCGCCATTAAGAGCGCGATAGGCGCTCTTGGCACTTTCTTTGGATCACTGCCATTGTCCATCGGCGCGAACCTAATTAGCGGCCTATTGATGGTGAGACAGCAGTTTGTGGGCTGGGTCATGTCCTTGCCCGGCGCAATAGGCACAGCCATTGGGTCCTTGATAGCAGACATGCAATCCATCGGCAGACAGCTTGTAGGGGCAATAGGCACGGGGCTCAGCGGCCTGGGTGGAGTTGTGCAGTCCGCCTTCGGTGGACTGCTTACGTGGCTCCGGGGTTGGTCGAGCCAGCTCTTCGACGGCTTCCAGTCCGGCTTTTCCTCGACGGCAGGTCTACTCACAGACTCCCTTCGGGGCTTTGTCGGTCAGATCATGAATATCGTCACCCCTATTCCCGGTAACATCCTGAAGGCACTAAAGGGGATATGGGATGGTCTTTGGAATACCATCGGGACAGTCACCACTACGATCACCAATGGCATAGGAACGATAGTGGCGGACGCGGGGAAGCTTCCGGGCAAGATTGCGACGGCCGTTAAGGGAATGTGGGATTCCCTTGTCACCGAGGCCGAGAAGCTACCGGGGCAATTGCTGGACTTCTTTACGAAGACGCTGATCCCCATGCTGGGTAAGTCTGGTCAGATCGGACTGCAGTTGATCGGTGCCATGCTCCAACTAGGCAAGAACATCGTGGAAGCCATCATCAACGGCATAATTGGTCTGCCCGGCGCAATTGCCAAGGCAATCGGCGATGCGTTTAGAAGCATAAATATAACCGTCGGACCGTTCCATATCACCGGCAGCGGAATCTCTGTCAGTCTGCCAAGTATCAGTATCCCCTCTGTCAGTCTCCCGAAGTTGTTCGCAGAAGGAGCGTGGAACATTCCGAACACCATGCCCGGAGTGGTCCACGCGGGCGAGATGATCGTCCCCGCAAAGATGGCCGAGAATTTGCGCGCGGTCCTTAGCAGCATAGGAACCATGTCGGGATCATTGCCGGTATCGACCCCGAGCGGCATGGCTTGGTCGCCGCCAAGCTACGGTGGCGCCTCCTCAGATAGCACTCAGACCCACCATATCCACGTTATGCTTGACGGACGACAAATCGCCGAGGTAGTGGACCGCCATCAGGGTGTGCGCTACCTCCTACACGGATCGTCGCGCTACCGCGCCACAGGAAACTAAGGAGTCGCAATGTCAACGCCGACTTATCTTTCCATCACGGAGGGCGCCGGGAAGAAGGTAGCTGCCGCGTCCTACACCGAGGCGGGCCAGACGGTGCTGGACCAGAAGATACTGGTTGGAGAGCAGTATCTTTCGACGTACACCGTGAACGCGCTGGGGATACTCACGACTACGACCGGCGCGCACCTCCTTCAGGTAATGGCCGGTACGGGCCTGAACATCAGACTCAGGCACATCGCCGTCTGGCAGTCGGTTCTGGCTACTGCCTCTGCCTTCGCGGACCTGTCCATCGTCCGTTTGACGAGCGCCGGAAGCGGGGGCACTGTCATAACACCCGCGCCCCACGATCCTGCCGACACTGCCACCGCTACCGCTATGTCGCTGCCCTCCTCTAAGGGCTCTCTGGGCGTGGTCATCCTTCAGCCGACCGTGTGCTTCAGTCAAACGGTGCCTCTTAGCGGGCCAAACACGTTGCCGCTCCTGTTCGAACATGACTGGGACGGCTTGCGCAGCAAGCCTCCGATCATCAGCGCCGGAACATCCAGCGGTATTGCCATCCAGATCGTGACCGGTGTTGCCACCGCTACCGTAAACATCGCGCTCACGTTCACCGAACTCAGCTTCTAGGAAGATGCCGCTCCTCTTTCTCGCCGAAACACTAGGGGTGTCCGTTCCGATACCTGCGGCACAGCGGCTCAGTGCCCTATGGGTCGGCGGGAGAGACGTGGTGCCTTGGGTGGATAAGTCCAGCTACCGACTGGACGACTCGGCTCTGACTCAGCCGGGTGTGTTCACATTCGACATCACCGATTGGCTCGGCGTAGTCGGTCCTTATATTAACCGTCTGGATGAGGTCGTTTGGCAGGATTACTACCTCAACGCGATCCTCTACCACGGCTTCGTGCGTCAGATCGACAACAACCCCGTTGCCAACTACGCCGTATGGACCATTACCTGCGCCGACATCAGCGAGATGTACGACTACAGTTATCCTGTCGTCTCTGACACTCGTCCGGCTGAGACAACTCAGGCCCGCATCCTGTATCTGCTGGGGAAGTACGCGACCTACAGCGGCGCGGCATCCGGGGGCTATGTTCAGTCGCTATCTGGAACCGTCCAGCCATCCTCCACTCTGGCCAATGAGACCCTGCGCTCCGCGATTGAGAAGGCCCTCGCGTTGGAGCCGGTTAGCCCGCTCCCGGGCTATTACATGGACCAGCACTGGCAGACCCATGTCTTCTTTGGTCAGGGCGACACCCCTGCCCCGTATTCGCTGACGGACACTGCCCCGGACGGAATCACGTCAGTGGGCTACAGTGGACTGGTTGCAACGCAGGACTCCACTCAGGACGTGGATGCGATCTACGTTTACGGTGGTACACCGGAAGGTTCCGGGCTCGTGTCGGCAGGCGCGCAACGTCAACCCCTGCACATTGCGACGGTCACCAACTCCGAATCCACCACCGCCGATACGCTCAATACCACAGGACTGTCGGAACTGGCGGTTCGGCAGAACGTTACACGGGTAACTCTGGTCGTTACTGGCTACGACGGCTGGGCCAAGGGGCAGAGCGTCTATCTCACCAGCGCCGCGAATGGGTTCTCGTATACGCTGTTCTGGATTGCGGGCGTATCCATGGTGGCGTTGTCCGGCACGGGCATCCGCGAGTACACCCTTACGCTCAACTCCAGTCTGCCGCGCTACTCTCGGCTCATCTTCCCGGGCGCAAGTACCGGGCCGGTTCCTTCGCCCCCCAGTACGGAGAGCGGCGGCGGCTTCAGTGCCGCAGCGGGATCGTCCGGCCGCGACACTGCTGAGAGTGTCTATGGCGGGTGCTCCTTCATCTATCTGTACCAGTTGCCCGGAGGGGGCTACCCCTTCGATCCTGTCGGCGGAATAAATGATACGTTCAGCCGACCAGACCAGGACGATTGGGGTACGGCAACCTCGGGGCAGATGTGGACCACGAACCTCACGGGCAGCGCCCCCATAACAGGCGGCAGGGGTTACCTGATCGGGACGGTGGGGTCGGTGTCCGGCTACACCGTCCCCACTGCTGGATCGCTCCAGGCATCCTTCCACTTTGACCGCGCAGACATGGCTACCAACTACGGCCTGCGGTTCCTCTCCGACTACTCTGGCGGGTTGTATTGGGGCTTTGAAACCATCGGGGGTACCCTGAATATTCAATTCAAGTTCATAGGTGGCGCCGAAGTGGACATCCCGGTTACATGGTCCACGGACGACTACGAGGTACGGCTGGAGTGGTCCGGTGATGGTAGCGCAGAGGCCAAGACGTGGGAGGCGGGGGGAACCGAACCAGACTGGCAACTCACGGCGTCTAGCTGGGCCCCGAACAGCACCAGCGTCTATCTGACGGCGGACTAAATGGGCGAGTACCTGACACACTTCCAGATACAGTCTGGCAACGACTCGAACTGGGACGACGACTCTTTCTTCCAGGCTTATGGCTCGCGCCCCGGTCAACATCTGGACCCGGCAGCCACTGTCGTGATGGTCAATACCGCTGGCCACTACAGATTCCAGGTCCACGTAGAGTTGAACCGCTCCGGCAGTGTCAACAGCACGCCCGCGCTCGTAATCGTGGCTGAGCAGGATGCCAGCGGCAGTAAGGTCAGCTACGCCTGGTCCTATCTGACCATTCTTTCGTCCAATGCGACTCTGGATGCAGAATGGGTGGGCTTTCTGGACGTGGGTGGCTGCGTGGGCTTCAGAACCCAGTTCAGCTCTTCCGGCGCGGGTGGATTCACCCAGCAATGGTCTACGAACAACATCCCCAAGCCGACTGGAGTTTGGTATAACCCGAGCGACTCAGGGAACCTGCGGGTGGTCTCCGCTGCCAACAAGGAGATTTACACGCTGAACCTATCGACCAAGCAGGTGACGGCCAAAACCGGTCCACTCTCCGTGACGTATCCGGGCGGCTTGTCGGGCGACCCATCAGACGCCTCTGTTTACTGGGTATTGGATTCTCCGTGGGCGGCCGGGAGCGGTGCCAACAGCCGTATCCTCAAAATGAACGCCTCTACCAATGCGGTCATCTCGACCTTCACCCTGAACACAAATCACTGGAGCGACATGAAGGTCGATAGCTCGGTGATCTGGCTGGCCAACCTGACAACGGGGCAGTTCCATACCCGAAGCAAGTCGGACGGCTCTGCTATCGCCGCCTATGGCCCCACTTACTCGGGCGCCGTAAGCGGGTCGTACCCCTATCCCACCGGCATTGCCATAAACGGCACGACTGGATACTTGTTCTTCGAGTACGGGGGGCGGGTGTTCGTGGTAAATACATCGTCCCCCACCGTGGTTCTGTCCACACTCTCTACTACCGGCACGACTCTCCTTGGTGGTGAGATCAACGTATCCACCGGCGACCTATACGGGGTCAACTTCTCGCAGAACGAGACCTACGATTACAAGATAAGTTCCGGCTCGCCGGATATCATGATGTACGGTGAAATGAGCTACGAGTTGATCTCACCACTGGTTGCCTTATGAGAATCGTTCATATTCTGCCGCACCCACCAGTCGATGCGTTCGAGGGCCACAACTCTCGCCACGCGGCTCTCAAAGAGCAAATCCCCGATCTGGAGCTGCGCTGGTGCGACGTGCGTGGCCGACAGCCGGAGGACGAGGATTGGGATATCGCCCTTGTGGAGTCCGGTGCTCATGCCCCGGCTAACGGTCGAGCCATACACCTCGCCAAGGCATTGTCCTTCCCGCTGTCCTGCGACCTGATGATTCCGATTGGACCGTACGAGGGGCTCCTCGGGTCGGTCGGTCCGCTGATTCGACAGGCACCTGAGGTAAGCCGGGACATCGACTTGCTTCTTTGCGCCACCTCGACTCACGGCGAGTGGTGGCGCGGGATGCCTGGCAAGCGGGGGGGCTGGGGACTCATGCCTCGGGCCAATGTCGTCGTCTGCGCAGGTGGAGTCACGCTCTATGAGGCGTTATGGGCTGGCTGCCGCGTCGTCTGCGTACCGCAGTCAGACGAGGAGAAAGTGCGACTCATCCACGCCACGCGTGCCGGGGAGGCAGTCGTGACCATGACCGAGGGCTTCGAGGAGGCCGTCTCGCGAGTTCGCGGCATGGTTCCTCTGGGGCGTCGCCCGAGCGGCGTGACCGAGGCCGTAGCGATGATCATGGCTCCAAACGAGTGACAGACTGATGGCACGCGACCGTGCTACGGTTGGCCTCTACTTAGGAGGAGGCCATGGTAAGCAAACAGACTCAGGTGCCCAAGTACACCGACAAGGAACTGCTTGACAGTCTCCTGCTGTGGAGCAGAATGGGGCGAAGCGTATGCCCTGTCTGCCGGACGATCCGGGTAGGCGATCCGCTGGTTTCTCAGCTAGCTTTTACGCACCGGTTCGGGCCCGACGCCTACCATGCCTGTAAGGGATGAATCATGGACGATCCTGATGCCCTCGACCAGAGGGCTTTATTCCACGCCGAGCGCCGTTCGGCGATTACGAGCACGGACGTGCCGGGTATCCTGGGCCTGTCCAGATATTCGACAGCGCTCTCTTGCTATAGAGACAAGCGCGGCGAGAGCCCGGAGCGCCCCACCACACTCCCCATGTGGCTCGGAAACAGCCTCGAAGGCATAGTTTCCCAGCTCTACACCGCCGCCACCGGGCTGCGCGTGCGGGCCGACAATCGGTTCCTCCGGCACCACGAGTACCAGTGGTTTGGCTGCCACTTGGATCGCCGCGTTGTCGGCGACCCTGACCTGATCGTAGAACTCAAGACACGCGACCGCATGACCGGCTGGGGCGAGGACGGCAGCGACAAGGTGCCAGTCGATGTCTGGGCACAGTGTCAAAGTCAACTGATCATTACCCGCGCCCGCGAGTGCCACGTCGCGGCTCTGTTTAGCAACCGCGAGTTTCGGGTCTACCGCCTGCTGCCGGACCCGGAGTTCGAGGCCAACCTGATCCCGACACTCTCGGACTTCTGGTTCAACTACGTGTTGGCTGGCGTACCACCGGCTCCATCGGGGAGCGACGTGGACACCTTCATCGTCAACGGCACCCCCGGTGGCGCAAGCGGCCACCTACTCCCTGCCACCCCGGAGCAGGAGCAAGTGGTCGAGAAGCTGCGGGTGGCACGGCTCAACGCGGCAGCAGCGGACCTGCGCAAGACCGAGGCCGAGAACGTTGTCAAGAAGCTAATCGGCGAGGACTACGACGGCATCACCGGTGGCTTCGGGGCCGTCAATTGGAAGCGCACCGCCGACATCAACAAGACCGATTGGAAGCTGCTGGCCGGGACCTACGAGAAGGCCGCGCGGGAACTCCTCGGGCTGATCGACGCCAGCGAGGCTTACGTCTATCTTGACAAGGTGCGCTTGATCGATGCCACACTCGACGCCGCGCCGGGGCTCTACACGGCCGTCACCCCGGGGGGGCGGCGCATGGACTGTCGCTTCAAGGAACAGGAGAGCGATAACGATGAGTGAGTTTGACGTGCCGGTCGAGACGGCGCTGGCCATGTTGGACGTGGACGAGAACGACGACGGGCCTTCCGTTCATTGCTTTCTCAACCCATCCGGCGGCATGATGCTCGGCGCCGACTGGTCCTTCGAAGAGGTCAAGGAGCTGTTCGCCAAGTACCCACCGCAGGAGGCTGGGCCTCGTGCTACCGCCATGGGGCACGGGATCGTCTGCAAGCGCCCGGAGGGGCCAGCGTTCTTCGCAACCAAGGAGAAGTCCAGTGGCACGCCCACAGCCTGAAACACCACCTGTCAAGCAGTCCGCTCTGGCCCCGGCCAACCGGCAGACCAGCATCGAGAAGTACAACAGCATCGCTGCGGCCTTCGAGCGGTCCGACCGTCTCGATGACCTGCGCTCGATGCTCGGCTCCGAGGACGCCGTCAAGCGCTTCCTGTCCGTGGCGCTCCACGCCATCTCCAGCGACAGCAGGCTGCTGCGCGACGCGACGCCGCTGTCGATCATTCAGGCCGTCCGTGACTCAGCGACCCTCGGGTTGGAGCCCACCGGGCTGACGGGCGAGGCGTGGATCGTCGTCTACGGCGACCAGGCCAAGCTCATGCCGGGCTGGCGCGGCTACCTCAAGCGCGTTCGCAACAGCGGCAAGATGGCTGGCGTAGACGTTCAACTCATCCACGAGAACGACACGTTCGACTATGGCTATCGGAGTGATGGCGGTGGCTGGCACGATCACCATCCCTATAAGCCCATCAAGGACCCGGAGGGCAACTGGACCGACCGGGGCTCCTATTGGGGAGCTTATGCCTATGCCATCGAGCCCTCGGGCTTCGAGAACCTCGAAGTCATGCCCTGGGTGGATATCGATGACGTCCGGCGCAAGTACTCCAAGCCGAATAAGGACGGCAAGCCGACTCCGTGGGATACCGCATGGGGCGAAATGGCACGCAAGACCGTGCTGCGCAAGCTGTGTAAGCGCCTGCCGCAGGCTGGCACGGACGCACTTTTGGCCCTCGACGCCGCAGCCGACGACGCACGCGAGGAAGCTGATGAGCAGGCCGTTCGCTTTGCCCCCACGGCGGCGCGTCAGGCTGCCCTACGGGCGACAGGAGCCGTGAAGGTAACGGTGACCGAAGTGCCATCCGACGAGGCCCCTGAGGCCGCCACGGAGGCGGTGGCTGGCACTGAGGCCGTCACGGAGGACGACGTCCGCCCCGAGAGCGATCTTTCCGATCTTCCAGAGGGCTGGCGGGAGAGGTAGACTAGTGGTTCGCCGCTGACGAGCGGCGGTCCGGCGTAGAAGGCAGCCCCCGGATCGGGGCTGCCTCCGCCACCTGACGGAGGCTCTGAATGTGACTGCCGGACGGATATGATCGACAGGCTACCACCCAGCAACCTCGACTCTGAGGTTGGGGTCCTTGGCAGTATCCTCATGGACGGGTCATCGCTGGCCGCTGGAATGCCATGTGCTACCTGCAAGTCCACCGGCATCTACGACGGCAAGCGGTGCGACGATTGCGGTGGCTCCGCCGTCATGGACACCCTCAAGCCTGAGCACTTCTACCGGCAGAGGCACGGCACCGTTTACGGAGCAATGCTGGCGCTCTACGGCCGGGGCGAACCCGTAGACATTCTCACCGTGTCGAATGAACTCAACTCTCATCTAGATGAGGTGGGCGGCTCTGCCTACCTCTCAACGATGCTCAACGGCACCCCGACCTCGATCTATGTCGGACAGTACGCCCAGATCGTCATCCAAAAGGCTGCCTCTCGGGCGCTCATCGGCGCGGGAGGCAGGATCGCTGCCATCGGCCACGAGGATGGCCGCGACGTCGCCGAGGCGCTCGACCGAGCCCTCCTTGAACTGCGAGAGGCTGCCGCACTGGTCAACACCGGCCGGGCGCATTTCGAGAAGGCGGGCTTCCGAGCCTACTCGCTGGCAGCGCCGCGTGAGTCGTGGAAGATCGTTCTGTCACGGGTAGACGTAAACGACCGCGAGCCCAAGGGGCTGGTGACGCTCTACGCGCCTGGCCACCCTCAGGCTCAGGCCGATCTGGACGGCTACGTCTTCAGCCGTACCGTCGGATTGTTCGGCGGCACCAACCTGAAGGCTCTGGCCAAGGAGCTATCCGAGCGCGTCGGCGAGAAGCCCGAGACATGGCAGAAACGGCTGGACTATCTCTCACAGAGAACGATCCGAGAGGCGCAAGCGTCGGCGGAGACAGCGGAAATGCAGACGACGCCCGAGAAGCTCGGCACCACGCCGTGGTTGTTCCGGGGTCGCATGCGGCTAGGACGGACGGTCTCGCTCTTTGGCCCCGGCTCCGCCGGTAAGACTACGATCTCGGACGGGCTGGCTCTGTCGGCCTGTACGGGCGCAGAGATCGTGCCGCACTGGATACCGACCGGACGGTTCTCCGTTGGGCTGTTGGACTGGGACGAGGGCGAGACGGAGCACAAGGTTCGGATGCGTGCCATGTGCTCTGCCTACGGCGTTGAGATTTCCAACTTCTACCTGCGCCCGATGAGGCGTCCGCTGGCGGACTGCGCGGACGACGTGGGCCGCTGGATCGTGGACAACCAAATCGAGTTCCTGATCGTTAGTCCGGTCAGCCGTGCCGCGCGCACGGCTCCGGGCGATCCTGCGATGCCGATCCACGAGTTATACGAGGTGCTGCGGGAGTTTCGCACCTCGAACATGCTGATCGCTCATGTCCGTGGCGACGCTATTTCGACGGGTCGTGAGGCCGACCGCGAGTACGGCTCGGTGGCGCAGATGAACGACGCTCGTGGCTCGTATTCCTGCTATGCACAGTCCGAGGAGCCGGGCACGCGGGTGGTGGTGCTCAAGAACACCAAGCCCGACGCGCTGGCTCCGAGGATGGACCCCCAGGCGATCCGCATCGAGTTCGACCCACCAGAACCCGATGAGCCAGGCAACTACGACTCCATCAGGTTCGAGCTAGACGAGGTTGAGGCGACCGCCACGAACCGTTCACATGAGACGGAGACCGACCGCCTGAGGGCGCTTCTACGCCGAGAAGGACCACTCACGACCCAGCAGATCGCCGACTGGCTGAGTATCAAGCCGACCTACGTTGGAAGGCTCGTTCAGAAGGCTCGGGGTAAGAACATAGCGATTACTACCTCCGAGGGGAAGTACGGACTAGCGTGATTTACCCATTTACCCAGTTTACCCAACCCAACTTACCCACACGGGTAAGCTTGCAAATTACCCATAGGGTATTTGCTAAGCGTGGGTATGGGTAAAGGGTAAGAAGGAGGAGGAGAATTGAACGAGATTCGGCCGTCAGCCAAGGTCTGGCTAGCGGATACCGATTGGCATCGTTTCCTCCGTCGGGCAGGGGCACTATGACGCGGCCGATCTTCGGAGTCGATGTCATGCCGCTCGGTCCGAGAGCCGACGGCCGGAACAAGGACGGTTCCGCCAAGACGAACCCGATGCTGGTCTACGGCCCCGGTCCCGAGGGCAAGCGCTGTGGCGACTGCGACCACCTCCGCGACTACCACTATGCCAAGCACTATTACAAATGCAACGAGCGCGAGTACAGCGCTTCGGCTCGCACGGATCACCGCGTGCGCTGGCCTGCTTGCGCCAAGTTCGAGGAACGGTCGTGATCCTGCCCGAGCCGTTCTATGAGGACGAGTTGGTCCAGCTATATCTCGGCGATTGCCGCGAGCTTCTGCCGCTGGTCACGGCTGACGTACTCATCACCGACCCACCCTACGGCATCGGCTACGAGGAGAAGAACCACGAGAGTCGC